GTTCACTGTATACTGTGCCGCTGTTGCGAATGGTGGTCGGGGCAGTCAGCTCTAAGGCATCCCCTGCGGCATTGACGCTGTATTTGAATGGTTCAACATCAAACTGTACCAGAAAATCATTGATATTTTTCAGAATACTGCCGAACTCAATCTGATTTTTGATGTATGCACGATACACCTTATCAGGCTCACTGGAAAAAATAACCTCTCCGAATCCAGTCAGCCAACCGCAAACCTCGTCAATCTGCCCCCTGTCCATCACATGACATTCGGCATCCTTGGTGTAGTTCTGGTAGGTCTTTTCGTCCTCATGCAAAACACCGTTTCTTCCGCTAACTTTGATTTCGTTTATCTTCCTCTGCGGAATGAAAATAGAGGGTGCTTTCAGCATCACAACGCCCATATCCAGTGAATTGACACCGTTCCAGATAAAATATTGATACATCAAACCGCACCCCCTACCGCAGTTACACGCCGTTTCCTGTAAAATTCCATTTCACGCATGAAATCATTTGTGGTCCTTTCGTCTTTGTTTTCTACCGTCCCGATGTATACGTTGAAATTTTCTGTTTTCGCTACCGTTTCGCCTCTGCGGTATCTGTCTGCCTCAGGCTGTGTCAGCACCCTTTCGCCTTTATGCAAAATTGCTCGGTATCCATCAAACGGCACTTCTCGCAGACCTGTTCTGTGACTGCCGTCCGAACCGCCGCCGCTCATGCCTGCCTCTTCCTTCGCCGCCCGAATGGCATCCCGAATCGCCTTCACAATGGCATTTACAATGCTGCTCTTGCCGTCCTTGATACCCTCTGCAACGCCGTCTGTCAACGCCTTGCCAACGTCATTGAAATCATCCGCATAGCCCTTTGCCTGTTCCACAGCGTTCATGGCTAATTCTTCCATCTCATCGGAATAGAATTGCTTTGCAACTTCGTTCGCCAACCGCCGCTTTTCCTCAAATTTTTCGACATAGCTTTCAAATTCGCCAACGCTTAGGCTATCCAGCTTTGCGGTAAAATCCAGTGCATCATCAATATTCATATCCGCAATCTCGGAAAGCAGTCCGCCGGAAAGACCTTTCTCCTTCAGCTTTTCAATCTGTTCGTTATACTGCTGAATTTTCTTGATGCTTTCATCCAGATCTGTCAGCTTGAAAATTTCTTTTTCGCTGTTCTCGTCCTGCACTCTGGTAAACAGCTCGCCATAATCAAACAGCTTATCGCTCAGGCCGGATTCCTTCTGCTCGATTGCCGCAAGATCAGCTTCATATTTTTGCTTAAATTCCTGCAAGGCAGTCAAGCGCTCCTGCAGCTTTTTCTGCTCTGCCTGTTTCGCCGCTTCAAGCTGTTTTTTGTTCCAGTCCTTTTCGATTTTGGCAATTTCGTCCAGAATGGATTTTCTGTTTTTCGGCTCTGCTTTTTTCAGCTCCGCCTGCTTCTTTGCGAGGTTTTCCTTGTACTGCGCCAGCTCCTCCTTGGCTTGCCTTTCCTCGGATTCTTTCTGTATCGAAGAAATCTCCGCATTAACCTTGCTTATCTCATCGGTAATGGCATCCTTGATGCTGTTCGCCGCCTTTCGCGCTGCCCGAATGGCTGTGTTGTTGTTCTCAAATCCGTTCCCCAGACCGTCCATAACGTAGCTGCCAACGCCCTCCGACCACTTGGAAGGGGAGTGTTCGTCAAACCCTTCCTTGCTGATAAACCAGCCCTTGATTTTATCGACAACGCCCTTGACCTTGCCTTTCAGCCATGCGACCTTATCATTGATACCATTCCACAGACCAACAATCACATTTTTGCCGACGCTCACAAATTCCTTTACCTTTGCCATCGCCGCCGCAAGCGATTCCGTGACTGCCTTTTTTACATTGTAAAACGCCAAGCCGACTTTATTCCGAAATTCCTCGGAGGTGTTGTAGGCGTGGATGAATTTCAGCACCAATGCCGTAATAACCGCAATCACAATCGTTACAGGCCCACCAATAGCGGCAATCGCAATCTTGACCGTACCAAGAGCCGTAGCCACCGCAGGGGCAACCGTCATAATCGCTCCTATGGATTGTATCAGCGTGCCGATGATAATTATCACAGGGCCCAATGCTGCCAGAATCGCCATAACGGCAACAATAACCGTCTGCGTAGCAGGAGACAGATTGCTGAACCGCTCTGTTAGGGATTTCACTGTTTCCGCAAGCTGTTCCAATAATGGCGCAATCGCCTCCAGTGCCGCCGAACCAAGCTCTATGCCTGCGTTCTTCACTGCATTCAAGCTTTCCTGTGCCTTTGCGCTTGGCGTACTGAGTGTTTCAAGGGCATCGGCTACATTCCCTGTGGAATCCTGCATATTCCCCAATTCATCATTGAAAGCACCTACACCGGACGAAAGAATAGACAATGCACCTGTACCGGCTTCACTGGAACTCCATAAGCCTGCCAGAGCCTCAGAATCACCGTTCACGCTGTCATTCAGAATACCGAGAACATCCCCAAGGCTCATGCCGTCATTCATAAGCTGTCCGAAGGATTTTCCCGTTTTGCTTTTCAGAATCTCGCCCACATCGGAACCGGAATCCCCCAATTCATTCAGCATGCTTTTCAGATATGTGCCTGCCTGCGCTGTGGCGACACCGTTTTTTGTTAACTGTGCATACGATGCGGCAAGGTTTTCAATATTTACCCCATAAGCAGATGCCAGAGGAATGACCTGCCCCATGCTCTGGGATAGCTCATTTACCGTTGTCTTACCATCATTCTGTGTCTGAATCAGAATATCAGATAACCTTCCGGCATCTGATGCCTCCAGACCGTACGCGTTAATAATAGTGGTTAATACGTCAACAGCATCCGCCGTTTCCAGAAAGCCTGCTTTGGCAAGACCAACCGATGTGCCGACAAAAGAAACAGCATCAGCAGTATCTACAGATGCCGAAATTGCCTGATAGGTTGCATCGGCAATCTCGCCTGCACCTCTGCCTGTCTCTGTAGATAATTGCAGCATATCATCTCTGAGTTTTTCGAGTGGTACGCTTTGCAAATCTGCAACCGTACCTACCTTCGCAACCGCATCCGTATAGTCACTTGCAAGCTTCACAGATGCCCCAAGAGCGGCAGCGGATGCGGCAGATGCAACACTTACTTTCTTCCCGACAGTTTCAATCTTGCCGCCAAGCTCCTGCACATCTTCCCCTGCCGCCGCAATCTGCTGTGCGGAAACGCTGCCGAAATTTTTCATTTCCTTTGTCAGATTTTTCAGACTGTTTTCCGTTGTGGAAATCTCCCGCACCAGACGGCGATATTCCTCCTGATTGACTTCCGTACCGTTTGCCATGTCCTTGTCGGCTCTATCCTTTGCCGCCTTCAGGGCTTCCAGCTTGCTTTTTGTTTCCGATACGGATTTTGTCAAAAGCTCCTGCTTCTGCCGCAGAAGGTCTGTGTTCTTCGGGTCATGCTTCAATGCCTTGTTGACCGCTGTCAGTTCCCTTTGCAAATCCTTTGAGGACCGGTTCAAATCCTTCAAGCCGCTTTTGAATTTTTTGGTATCCGAACCAATCTCAATGGTAATGCCCTTAATGTTCCCCATGCTCTGCCCCCTTTCCGAATTTTCCCCTCAATGCCTTTCTGTCCGGCTCGGTCTGCTCCAAAAGCCAGCACTCCTCCAGATATTCCCGACCACTTTCCGTCTGCTGTAAATTGAAAATAAACGCATCCCGCTGCAATCCCAGATAAACATCTATCGGCAAATGCTCGATTTCCAAAAAATTCAGATGTGCATAGTCCATCACTGTTTTTTCGGATAACGAAAATATGCTGTAATGCAAATCATCCTCGTCAGTCGGCATAGAGGGTATTTTTAGTTTGGGTCATACACAACACCTTTTACAAATTCCAGATAATCTTTCAACAGTTCCACCGCGTCCTCGAAATCAAACATTGCCGAAATCTTCTGGAAGCTGTATTTTTTCTTTTTGTTCTGGTTGATGATGGCGGTCAGCAGCTCATAAACATCGTTGACGTTTTCCATATCCTGTGCCGCTACCATCTTGTCAAACATTTCCTTGTCTGGCATTGGCAGGATTGCCACAAAGCCATCATGCAGCTTAACCATGTATTTTTTCTTTTTTCTCGTTGTAAAATCTAACATTCCTTTTCCACCTCACAAAAATGAGGGGCTGTTATGCCCCTCTCCTCACGCAATACTCGCGTCCGCTTCCTTATACAGAATCAGCGTGCCTTCATTGTCCTGTGGCTGCGCCTTAAATTCCGCATTGATGACAGTTTCTTTATCCTTCGCAAAGGACAGTTCGAACCCTGCCTCATTACTGCCGACGATGGTCACACGAATGTCACCGTCCGTCTTATCCTCATGCACAAAATGCAGAACGTATTTCTTGCCGTCATTATGGCTCAGACCGCCGATTTTGACCGTTCTGGTCTTTTTGGCTGTATCCTCTGTCACTCTGGCGGTGGGTGTCAGCTTTTTCAGCGTTTCGCCGTTCCATGTCATTACGCCGCTTTTCAAAATTGCTTCTTCGTCTGTGATGATTTTCTTGGAAACGAAATTCAAATCGTCCTTCGCTTCGTAAAATGTCGGCTTGTAGGTCAGTGTCGCACCGCCCTGAATATAGCCCAACAGCTTAGCCTCCACCTCAATGGCTGCATCCTCAGGCAGTTCCCCTGTAAATTCATCCACATACAGCTTACCGCTGCCAAGTACAATTCTTTCCATTAGTTTTCCACCTTTCTTGTAATGTCAAATGCAAATGATACCAGATACATTTTTTCCTTCTCGATGTAGATTTCCGTTGCATCGTAACGAATCCCAACAGAATCCAACGCCTTCTCAATCTTTTCTTGGTTGGCAAAATCCTTCCTTGCCGAATAAAGCTCCACAATGTAGCTGTCTTTTCGCAGAAAGTTTCTGCTATCCGAACCCCAAGCGGTTTCGCCGTCCTTCAGATAAACGATGTAAGGGAGTGTGGGATTTTGGTCTGCTTCGTAAAAATAGACCTCAAGCCCTATACTGCACAGCAGCTTATATAACTCACTTTGCCGCATCCTCTATCGCCTCCCTTACCTTTTTTTCATATTCCCGAATGACCTGTTCTTCTACCGGTTTAATGTGCGGGATTGCCTTTGTTCGCTTTCCATTTGCCATAACGTGACCGTGTTCCAACAGATGTGCTACACGGTAGTGTTTTTTGTTATGGATGATGTATTTTGCATTTTCGCCGAAACTGCTATCTTCTCTTGTCACGCCCCAGCTTTTGGCGTATTTGCCCGTTCTTTTGGGGCTGGTCTGCCGCAGTTGTTTTGCACCCTTGTCCGCAACCGCCTTGCCGCTGGCATCCACGTTTTTCACGATTGCCGCTTCATATTCTGTCAGCATTTTTGCGATTTCATCTGCCATCCGTTCCACGCTCACGCTCATTGCAATCCACTCCTTGCCTCGCAGTATAACTCTGTGTGGTGGAAATCGTTTCGGAAACGATACACGCTGTATAATCTGCCCCTAAAACGCAGGACTTCTTCTTGTTCATATTCGCCGTATGGAATCCGCAGACACAGGGCAGGGCGTAACCCCGTTTCTCTGCACTTGAAAAATTCGCTTTGGTTGATTGGCAATTCCTCCGCAAACACTTCGCGTTCCTCGTAAAACGTCTGCTTCATGCCGATTTCATCCCTTATTGTTTTTTCTACCAACAACGTCACAACATCGTTATACATTGTACTCACCACACAAACTCAGCCCGTTTCTCATGCCCTTATAGGCCTTTTCGTAACGCTCGCCCTCGCCCATGAAATCATACTGCCATTTGAGGTACAGCTCAAACACCTTTTGAATTGCGGAATCCTCCTCGTTAATGACAGTAATGCCGACACGCATCATGTCTTTTTTACAGGCATCCACGTTGTACTGAATTTCCTCATCCAGCTTATCATGCGAAATGCGCAGTGCCGTTTTCAGTCTCGCTAAATCTGCCATTCCTTACGCCTCGCTTTCCATAATCTCCACAGTAAATTCCGCAGATCCTGCGGATGTTTTCACCGTAAAGGTTTCCACGCCGACAGGGAATTTTTCAAGATAAGCCTTTTTCAGCACAACCGCAGTGCCGCCGGAAACAGACCAGTTCGCCCCTCCTTCCTTCGGCACATCTGCGCCGTGATGCAGCAGGGCTGTAATGGTCTGACCGCTTTCGGCAGCCGTTACGGTAAGATCAGCATGGTTTGCGCTGTCTGCGCGCTTATCGAACGTGCCGCCGCTTACTGCGTTACTTTTTTTTTAAGAATCAGTACGCCATTAGGGTCTGCCAGCTTCCCGTCACAAATCAGAGTAACCTTCACTTTTTCCTGATTGTTGTCGTTATCTCTCCAGCGGTCGGTGCGCATCTGCATATTTGTATTGATGATGTAATCATTCAGATTCACAAACACACCGAATACCTCGCCGTCGGATGCCGCCGCAAAGCTTTCCAGCACATCCTCCTCTGTTGTGATAACCTCCTTGCCGCCGAATCTGTAGGTTTCACCCTCGGTAATGCCGTAGTTTACTCTTGCAATAGGCTGACCTGTGGAATCCACCATACCGTCAATCTGTGCATCAAAGGTGCCCTGTGCAAATACGAACACGCCGTTTCTATAGGCTTTTTTCATCTTGGCGAATACCTTTTCCTTCCACGCCTTCCAGCTTGCGACATCCTCCGCCGTCATTTCAATGACGTTGCCTGTGGGCACTCTGCTGTCCTTCGTAATGCCAAGCATCTGACCTCTGCCTGTGCCGGCGATAATGCCCTTATCCAGTGCGGCAATGATAGCCTCTACCGCCAGAGGAACAAACATTTCGGTAAATTCTGCGAAATCAACCACATTTGCAATCAGGCTCTGTGCGATTTTGCATTCCAGACCGTAATAGCTGAAGGATACCTTTGTATTGGCGGTTACCTTCTGGTCTGTGGATGCAGAGCCGTCCGCAACCCAGCTTGCCGTAGGACACAGGGACAGGATAGGGATTTCCACGCCGCCCTGTACGTTTGTTTTTCTTACTCTCGCATACAGCTCGCCATGCGCTTTCAGCTCTCTGATAAATTCCTTCATCACGGTTGTGGGAATCACCGCTGTGGTCTCTGTTACCGTAGTTACAGCATTCTGCAGCTTGCCTGCAATGGCATCCTTGTACTTGATGGGCAAAGCCTCACCGCGGCACACCAGATTCATAAAGGCATTTTTATATTCATCTGTATCGAATACATCCTTTCCCGCTGCGTTGCCTGCGGAACCGACCACGCCGTCCGGATGCGCTGTCCCTCTGCCCTGCATGGCGGCAAGGTTTGCCTGCGCCGTCGCAAAGGCTTCATACGCGTTATCCAGCTTCTCCACCTCTTCCATTCTTGCATTTGCACCCTCTACATCGCCGTTCTGCAGCAATTCCTCCGCCGCATTGTAAAGTGCTTCTCTCTGTGCTTTGTAATCCTCGTAATTCTTAAACTTCATCCTTCATTTCCCCTTTCAATCTGAGTAATTTTAATTTTGCAGTTACAGTTTTAACTTCTGCGTTTTCCTCTCCCCTTGCAGGAAGAAGATCCTTCAGCTTATGAATGGTCTGCGCAGGCAATACACCGATGCCGTTTGTCAGCGTCGGCGCAGATGCAAACATAACCTCATCCACAAAGCCATATTCCACCGCCTTCTGCGCATCCATCCACGTTTCCGCATCCATGATGCCAAGCAGCTCCTCCATGCTTTTGCCTGTCTTTTCCAGATATGCCGCCGCGACTGCTTTATTTGCTGTCTGCAAAATCTCCGCCTCCTGCTGCATATCGTGAAAATCCCCTGCGGCAGAGCCGGAAACATTATGCACCATAAACAACGCTGTCGGGCTGATTCTGGAATGTCCTGCCTGCGCTATCACAGAGGCGGCACTCGCAGCCAGACCCACAATATTGATTTCTACCGTGCCCGCGTATGCTTTCAAGGCGGTATAGATTTCACTGCCGGCAAACACATCCCCGCCGCCGGAGTTAATTTCCACAAGGAGCGGCTCCCCATTTGCCTCGCTGATGGCAGCATTGACATCCTTCGGACAGGTTGCATCCATGCCGAACCACTCATAAATCCACTTGTCCGCATTTCCGACAATCGTCCCCTTCACCTCGATTTTCCTCATTCTTCCTCACCTCCTTCCATAAAGCCTGTATCCTTGCGCCGCAGCAGCCTGTCTCCGCCGTCCACAGGTGCCATATTCAGCACCGCACGCACCTCGTTCGGTGTCATAATGCCCCTGTCAACATACTGCACCAGCTCCAGCTTTGTTCTCATGCTTGCAAAGGTCAGATTAGAGCACTCGAAAACAATCTTATTCCCGAAGGCACGCTCCCTTCTGGTAAACAAACGGCTGCTGTAGGTTGCACTCATCTGCGTAATCATCGGCTCAATGGCATTTTCGTAATACGCAATCCATTCATCCTCTGTATAAAGAGAGCTGACGATTTTCTCGTTCGTATTGAAAAAATCATAGATCCGTTTAATGATGCGGTCTGTCTGTGCGGCGTTTGGCACATAGTCCTTCGGTTCAATCCGCTGCACATCCGCCTTACTGTCCACGCCCGCTGCGCCGAAGGTTTCACTTTCCACAGAAAGATACGTATCCGCAAATTCCTGTACATTCTTCCGTACATCATCCGGGCGCATGGCATTGGTGAACCGCAGCAGCCAGCGAATCACGCCGCTGTTTTTGATTGCCTTGACAAAGCCCTGATCCATAATGCTGACACACTCCATCAGCTGAGAAAGTGCCTCCATCGGACTTTCCCCGAAAATATCATCCTCATTGAAATCATCACGCAGATGAATGATATCACTGTATGGGAAGGTGCTTTCCCTCCCGTTCAGAAATACGAACCGTAAAAACAATTCGTTGTCCTTGTAAAAAGCCTCCACCCCCGAACAGGGAATGGGATACAATTCTATCGGCTTTTCAAATTCATCCCGTACAATCAGAATAAAAGCGTTGTGGTTCAGTGCCAGCTGATTTGCCACCTTCTCCTGTAGCATCTGCCCGCTCATCAGCGGATTGGGCTCCTCCAGCAGAAAACGGATATAGGCATCCGGATTGACCTCTACCCGCTCCCCCTCCTGCGTTCTCGTGGTACGGATATGCTTTGCAACCGCCTTACCGATGGCTTTTGTTTTCGGGCGGATACAGGCACGCACTACATCGGAATGATATAGCCTGCCGTTCCACGCATAAAAGCCGTTTCCCCTCTCCTGCACCATCTTAAAAGTTTGCTTGCTCATTTTTTGCACAATTCTGTTCCATAAACCCATTTTTCTCACCTCCTTAAATCAGACTTTCAAATTCATCTCTTTTATTGCAATACACCACATAGGCATCCAGAAGTGCCGCTGTACCGTCAATGCGTCTTGTGCGCTCATCGCTCTTGACAGGCTGCACGTTGCCGTTGACATCCTTCTTTTCCTCGGTGTTAATCAGACACCATTTATCAATCGGATTGTTGTTGTAGACGATTTTCTTTTCCTGAAATTCCGCCTTTAAATCCTTCATTGGCTGGGATAAGGTCAGAACGCCCTGCCGAATTTTAACCATGACGTTTCGCCCGAACTCCTGCTCAAATGCCGCCAGCAGCTCATCCGAGATATGCCAAGGGTCATAGCCGATATAAAGCGGATAAATATCTTCTCTGTCCCTTAATTCGCAGAACCAATCCAGAATTACCCGCTTATTCACGCGCCGACCTTCACAGGTGCGCATCAAGCCCTGCGACACCCATAAGCTGTACGGCACGCCGTCCCGTTCCCTTCGGTCTCCTCGCTCCTCCTGTTGGTCCAAAACCGCCTGCGGAATCCAGTACATCTGCTTAATGTAAAGCTTATCATCCCCACGCCGTTTGCAGATTGCCTTTGCGGCGTTTAGGTCAATGCTGTCCGCAGCATCAAAGCCACCAATGCAATAGCGAAATGCGCCGCCCTCCGGCAACAGCTCCTCATTGTTTAAGTCCTCAAACGTCAGCCATGCGGACTGCGCCGTCTGCGGAATATTGAAATCCTTTACCAGAACCGTCGGCTTGAAGGATTGGTCGTTCTTCGCCTTCTGCACCATTTCCTCCAGATATTCCTTTTTCTTGATGGTGCCAAGACCGGGGTTTGCTTTTATCCACATTTCCGGCTTATCCCATTCGGAAGCATCGTCCAGCTCATAGATAAACGGCAGAAAGCGCGGTGCTTTTATTTTCCCGTCCAGCACCTTTTTTGCGTATTCATACTGCGCATCAAAGATGCCGCTGCGGACAAAGCCGTTTGTGGTAATACAAAAAAGCAATGGTTGTTCTCTCGCACCCATTGCCTGTTTAATCAAATCGTATATATCTCTGTTTCTAATTGCCGCCAGCTCATCAATGATGGCACCATGCACATTCAAGCCGTCCAGACTGTTTGTGTTGCTTGCCAGTGCCTTAATAAACCCAAGATTGGAAGGGGCGTATAAATCCGCAGCACGTTTGCGGATATGCTTTCGCAGGGTCGGGCTTTGCCGCACCATCTTGTAGCACGCATTGAACCCCAGCTTCGCTTGGTCAAGCATGGTTGCGACGTTGTAAATTTCCGGCGCACCCTCTCCGTCATTCAGCAGTAAATCCGTTTCCACGGCGGCACACTCGGTTGTTTTCCCATTTTTTCTGCCTTCCACAATCATCACTTCGTTGTACTGTCTGAGGTTATTATCATCCACAAAGCCGAAGATTGCCTGTAGCCTTGCCTTCTGGAATAGCTCAAGCTGTAACGGCTGCCCCAGTTTGCCTGTCGGCTGCTTGCAGAAACGCTCAATAAATGCGATATGCCACTTTGCAACCTCATAATCGAAATGAAATTCCCCTGGGCTTGCAAACTGATTCAAAAGCATTTCACTGACCCGCTTCATTTTGTCGCAGGCAAGAATCGTGCCGTCATAAAGCGCCGAAAAATATTGTTCAAATTCCGTCATTTGCTATCACGCTCCCGCCGGAACAAAACAAGCTCATCCACCGCCGCTTCATCCGTTTCGGGCATCAGATCCAGAAGCTGCTTGATTACACTGGAATAATTTTTAATCGTCGCGGTGTAGATTTCAACCTCCGGAGCCTTCTTCGTCCCCCACTGGTTTTCACCGTTCTGGTACTCCGAAATATATCCCTTCTCCTCAATGTCCGTTTGCAGATGATCCAACTGCTCCGCCATAAAGGCAGCATTGTCTATCAGCTTTTCCACAATTTTCTTTTTATTTTCCGGAATTTCCTTGAAGATACGTTTCAATTTCCGCATTTCCGCCGCTTTGATTTTTCCTTTCTCCATTTTCTCACTTCCTCTCTTTTCCGCCCTTATACTACACCCCCCACGCGCACGCACGCCCGTTGAAACAGTAGTTCACTCCTCGGTCTCCGTACTGCCAAACCAAAAATAAAAATAGGGGGGGCTATTCCATTTTTCTTTTGTCTATCGGCTGTCCCTCCGCATCGAATCCACAGCAGCATCCCTTCCGTTGGACGAAGTGTCCTTCTTCCTCATCGTGGCAAAGCTTGCAGACATATTGCAGGTTGTCAAAGGACAGCGTGATGTTTGGGTCTGTGATATTGGTCGGCGTTAGCATTTGTTTGTGATGGACAATGTAGCCCACACGTTCTCCGCATATCTCACACATTCCGCCATCCACCATGATGCGACTGTCTATGTATGCTCGCCTGCACTTCTTCCACGCCGCCGAGTTGTAGAAGCCTTTTGCAAATTCCTTCATTGTCTTTCTCCTTTGCCGCAAATAAAAAATCCCGATAAGCATTGTAGCTATCAGGATTTCTTTTGATTTATTTTGATATTTCTATTGACATTTACTCTTTTTCATGTTATTATATAAACAGAAAGGAGGTAGTGCAAAATGAAAAAAGACAAAGACTTTAAGCTAAAAATTGTCGAACTTGTAATCCAAGCAGTTATTGCCCTAGCCGCTCTGATTACAGCCATCAAATCTTAGCAAGTTCGGGGAGTAAACCTCCCCTTACTTCTTAGATAAAGTCAATGTCTCATGTTTATTATAACCAACCGAAAGGAGAATGACAATGAAAAATAAAATTTCTGTTTTCTCACTCCTGTTTTTCTTTATCTATGCAATACACGCAGGCTGGACACCTATCGCAAAGCTCCTTGTGATTTTAAATTCCGTCCTTGTGCTTTTGCAAACTACTTTGCAATTCAAGGAGGTTATGCGCAATGTTAGAAGCTGAGTATATCTCTGTTACCCAATTTGCCCAGAAGTTCGGTAAGGATGTCGGCAATGTCCGCAAGCTGATTAAGGACGGTCGCATCCCTGCAATCAAAATCGGGAATCAGTGGGCAATCCCTGCCGATGCTGAACCTCCTGCCGATAAACGTGTGAAGTCCGGCGAATACCGCAACTGGAGAAAGAAAAAGGATTCTTCCGAGAAGGACCGCTGATGCGGTCTTTTTCTTTTCATGAAAAAGGCACCCGTTTCCGAGTGCCCAAAATAGGAGGCAACATGAAACATCTATATTTTCACAATGCCATCATACCACAAAAAAGCTATCATAAACTCTCATGTTCTGTCATTTGAAAATGGGATAATGCTGCACCATGGATTCTGTAAATATGGCTTTCTGCGTAATTCATTTTTACAGCTATCCTCCACCACGAATCCCCCAGTAAATATCTACGTTCCAAAACCTCTTTTTCTGCTTCATCCTGCATCAGCTGCACCTGATTATAGATTTCATTGTATTCCCGGATAGCAATCTCTTTTTCTGCTTCCAGTTGGCTGACAAGTGCATCCAACCTCGCCATATAACCGGACAAATCACTGTGTGCATTTCCCTGTGGCATCCCGTCATGGTTCGCACTCGGAAACATCTGCTGACTGCACAGCTCCTCAATCTGTTCTTTTAAACGCTGCGCCTTCCGCATGGAATATATGTACCCCTTAAGATATTCCTTTTTCCTCTCGTTTTCCCTTACAATCGCCAAACTATCACCCCTCCAATCTATTCAGCCATCTTGCTTTCTTCCGCCGAATGATGCTGTATATCTCGGCGTTGTCCGCAGCGTCCAACAGCAGCCCCAGTACGTTGTAGACATCCGCAGCTTCTTCCACCAGATTCCGCCTTGCCTCCTCTGCCGTCACAGGCGTGGGGTTGATACCTGTCAACACTCGCCGCAGCTTCAATGCCGCCTGCGATAACTCCGCACATTCTTCCGCTAATTGCGCTAACAGCTCGTCCTGCGGAATGTGCTGTTTGATTTTCTCGTTAAGTCTATCCATGCTCAATCCTCCTTGCAATTCGGGCAGAAATGCTCCCATTCGTCCTCGCTCTTGTTATAGTGCTGCTTCCAGCCTTCCTCCTTGATGCCATGTTCACACTCGTGAAAGCTGTTATACTCACACGAATATTCATAGCAGCAGTCGCAAACAGCATAGTATGTATTGGTTTCTCTGTTTTTCTCAATCATTTTTCCACTTGTCTTTCCAAGCAGTCCTTTAATGCAGCCATTACCGTATAATCTAAAATATTAATGTCCTGCGGCTTATGCTCTTTTCTGTAGTTATATTTGAAAATCTCGCTTTCCAATGCACTTTGCAGCTTCAACGGCTCTAACGGATTGCCTATATCATCCAGATACTGCATCTCTATTCTCGCCTTGTATGCCCGCAGTTCTTCCAGTTCCTTCCGCTGCGAAACAATTTCATCCGCAGCCTTTCCAAGCCACTCCATACATTCTCCACCCTCAAAGCAACAGCTGTATGTAGGCTGATGATACGGACATCTTTCTTTACCCACTGGATTTTCCGCACACATAAGAAGCTTTTCTCCAGATTCCCAACGCCTCATATTTTCCGAATCCTCGTAGCAGTCACCTGCTGCATTCTGACTTCCAAGGCAACGCAGTGCTTTTGTCAAATCATCCTCGTATGTCTGTTTCATCCTTTGTCCTCCTCCAACGGCTCCGGCATTTCCATCCAACCAATTACCTCGCTGACCTCTGGCACCAAGTCATAGTCATAATCTCCGAATCTCCAACTCCAACGATACCCACACCCATCTTTTGCTTTTTCGTAATAGACAGGGTATCTGAGCGTGTTCGGCTTACCCTGTAGACCGTCCTTCACTGTAACGATTAAAGGAACTCCTACTGGCGGTAAGCCGTCAGTTATTTTCGTCCATTCATTTCTCATTCGCCATTCCTCCTTCTCTCCAGTGCCGCTTCTGCTTCTTCTCTTGTGAAATACAGGTTCTCATAGTCATACGGTTCCCATTCGTCAGCATACTTGACAGCCTTTACCGATACATCCTGCACCTTCCATTCGCTGATATAAAAATAGTGGTTTGGTACGGTTTCTTCGAGGATTTCATACACCGTATCTCCGACCTTGCAGGGCAGCACCAACAGCCGCCCCTGCTCTTCCAAGTCCCTGTAGCGTTTTAGTTCCTCCAGCCAGTCAGCAAGCTGCTTATTTTTCTCTGCCTCATGTTCTGCGACCTTTTTCGCCTCTGCCTCAAAAGAATTCTGCGGTTCAGCATTTGTATTTGCCCTGTATTTCTCCGCGGATTCTCTCAGCCGGTTAATCTTTTCATCAATCGTCATCCTCAACACTCCAATCAATCGCCTGTCCGCAATTAGGACAGAACTTATAATCGTCATAATCTACCTCGTATCTGGTTCTGCAGCAGGGGCATAACCACTCGTCAAATATAATCTCTCCATCCTCGTCATACCCATCACCTTCAAGATCTGGTTGTTTCGGCACATGCTGTTCCAGTGCAGAAATTGCTATACCAATGGCTCCATAATGTCTCTTAAGTTCTTCCAATGATTCCCATGATGGGTTCAAGGGACTTCCGGTCTCCATAAAACGATGTTTCAAATATTCCAGAGCTTCTTTTCTTGTCATGCTTATCCCTTCTTAAAACGGCAAATCATCATCTTCAACGCTTTCATCAATCGGATAGAACCCCTCCTGCTCCGCCAGTCCCATCTGCTTTGCAGGCTTATTGGGTGCCGCTGCGGGTCTGCTCTGTTCCGCCGCCGCTTTGCTTTCTGCGAAATACTGTTCCTCCACAATCACATCCGTGCTCCAGCGTTTTTTGCCTTCGTTGTCATCCCAGCTACGCACCTGCAACCGCCCGACAACAGAAACCATCTGCCCTTTTTTGAAATATTTCTCCGCAAACTCTCCCGCCTTGCCGAAGGCAACGCAAGGGATGAAATCCGCCTCCAGCTCATCCTTGCGTTTGAATCTGCGATTGACTGCAAGAGTATACCTTGCCACCGCAATAGGCTCTCCCCCTTGCGAATACCGCACCTCCGGCTCTCTTGCCAGCCGTCCCATCAGAATCACTTTATTCATACCTCAAGCTCCTCTCTCGTTCTGTAGTTCCGCCCTTCGCCCCATCCGATCTTGAGCTTATATTTGCCGCACCGCTGATAAATTCTGCTCCCCATAGCCTCGTCAAGTTCCATGATTTCATTCAGCCCGCGCTCCCCTGAAAAAATCGTCCGCAGGGCACGATTGTTATACCGTGCGTTGATGATTTCAAACGCAAGATTGATGTCCCCATCGGTCGGCAGTGCGCCGTTTCTGGTTTTCAGAAAATCGTCGATATACAGCACCTCTGCCGTTTTCCATTTGTTGATTTCGCGTGCATAGTTTTCATCATCCGTCTTGAGGGCTTTCAGCTTGGTGGCTTCTTCCGTCCAGATCATGTAGCGCACGCCCTTTCCCTGCAGCATGAGTCGATTCGCAATGGCGGTGCAGATATGCGTTTTCCCTGCCCCGACCTGTCCGCCGATGTAAAACCACCCTTCCCTTTCCTCGCAGAAGCACTCCGCCGCCGCAAGGATGGATTTCTGCCAGCTTGTTTTCGCCTCGTAGGTCTCGAAGCGATACCGCTCCGCCATATCCTGCAAGCCGCTTTTTTGCAGTCTCCACTTGCCCCTGCGCTTCTCCATGCACTCGCACTCCATGGTGTATTCATACCCATCCTTCATCAAAAACACAAATCCCTTGTTGCGGCAAATCGGACAGTCATACCCCGTCAGGTCGCCCCTTCTGCTGTTGTATAACGCCATCCGCTCCTCACAGGACGGTGCCGTCGTATCTGCCTTCTTCGCCTCTGCTATAATCCGTTCCAGAATCGTCATCATACTTCCCCTCCAATACCTTCGGCAAATTGCCGTCCTTCATCAGCCAGTCAAAATCCGCCTGCCAGTTATTCTTATTTCCGCCTCGTAAAAACCTGCTGCGCTCCGCCTTTGTAAATGCCTGCTCGAAATCCGTAAGCGTGTAGCCGCTGTTCAACCTTGCATGGATTGCCTTCTTCCGCTTGTCCGAAATCACTTTTACCGCAGGGAAGGAAGGACAGAGCCTGTGGTAGGCAGCCACCACTGTGGATGCCGTTATGGTTTTCGGTTTTTCATTTTCATTACCATTTTCATTTTCATTACCATTTTCATTTACATTTTCATTTACATTTACATTTTCATTTTCATTAGGTTTTTCAAAAGCGTCCTTTTCTGACCTGTTTTCAAAACCATAGGTTTCTGTTTTCTCCTCTTTTTCAAAACCATAGGTTTCCGTTTTTCCTTCTTTTTCAGAATCAACGGTTTTCGTTTTTTCCTCTTTTTTATTGCTATCGGTTTTGCTTGGTCTGCCGCCCTTTTTCCCTGCGGTATACCGATGGTTATTTGCGTCAATCTGCGGCTTGATTAAAAGAAAGATGCTCAGCACCGCATCCGATGCCTGTGTCGGCTCCGTACCGTTCAGCGCATAATCCGCAATCGTGTTGTAAATATCCGCCTGCACCTTCTTTGGCTGCCGCCGTATTGCCTCATAAAAGCTGCGGTAAAATACAAAGCTATCTCTCTCCATCTTCGTCACCTGCCTTATCTGCAAACGGCACAGGCGGCTCATAGTCCCGGTACAGCCGCATGAAATCCGCCAACGGCATCGTCACCAGCCAACCGAAGTTGTTCTTCCGATGAAAGACCGCCGGCAGTTCTCCTGTCCTGCTGTCTCTGACGGACTGCGCCACCGCATCCTCAAGATTCAGCCGTTCTACCCGTTTACATTCAATATGTATCCCCTCTAATCCAACTACATCCGCATCGCCGTTTGCACCGCAGTATTGCTGTCCCCGGCGGCAGTCATAGCCGTATTCCCGCAGGATACGGGCAAGCTCACGCTCACCCCTCGCTCCCTTCTGTCTGCTGTTTGTCAATTTCATTCCCCCTTATTTTTGCTTTGCGGAGCTTCTTCCCCACTCCTTTAACAGCATATCTAATTCCGATGGCGGGATAGTCTCAATCTGCAATGCCGCGCAATCCTGTATCACGCTGTCAATCAGGCGGCTCATTTCCTTTGTATCGTAGGTGCTGCTACCATAATAGGCGAACACCTTCTTGCATCCGTCCAGTGTGCTGTCCACTACCTCTGTCAGCCAGCCTGCGCCGTTTCTCCGCCATGTTTCGCAGAACCGCTCCACTGCATCGGCACGCAATGCCAGCGGCTCATATTTCCCCACAAGGCGGATATGCTTGCGGTAAACCTCCTCCTTGCTGATGCTGAGCTTGCTGTCCTGCAGCTGTTCCGCAATCTTCGTGCAAAGCACCCAGAGGTAATCATTGGCATCCAGAGAACGCTTTTTCCGCTTCTTCTTTGCCGTAATTTCCAGTGTCGGCAAGCCTGCCTGCGTGATTTCATCAATGCTCGCCAGCAGGCGGCTCTTTTCGTGGTGCGGCACCAGAAAGGAAAGCTCCATGCTCCCATCCATCAGAAACTTGATGCCGTTGTATGTACCGTAGGTTTCCATCATTCGCCCTCACCCTTGTTCCTTCTCGCCGCGTAGTCTGCTGTAGCACAATCGGGGCAAAGACCACCGAATTTATCAAAATATTCCTGCGCCGTAAAGGTTCTCTTGGAGGTCTTGATTTCATCCCTCAGCTTCTGTTTGCATCTGGTGCAGTATACAGGCTCTTTCTTTTCATCCTGACTGTATTTTGTTCTGCCTGCCGCCCAGTAAACATCCGCCCCGATGCCTAATGCCTTCGCCGCCACGCTGATGGCATCCGTATACGCCATCTTGTAGCACTCATCCGAGGTTTCGGGCGAACCCTTGAATACGTTCACCAGCATAGAGCCGCCGATGCCCTCAATGGGTCTACTCCATTCCCCGTCCACCTTCACATACAGGTGAATCTCGCAGAAAGCAGCTACCCTGCCATCCTTGCCTTCCTCTGCCCAGATGCGCTTGATTTCCGTGTACCAGCCGACACCGCATACACCAAACAGCTCCGTCAGTTTCTGGATACGCCACATCGGGTTGATATCCGTAAAGCCGCTCAGCTTGCCGCCCTTGATGGTTTTTTTCGCCGCATCCGGCACCTCTCTGCCTGCGTTGTAATATCTCATGTTATCCATCATATCCATAAACATCTTCCCTTCTGATACAATCATCACAACCGATGATTTCACCATGCTTTTTGTAGAAATAGTCGCATTTCACACTGCCGCATACAGGGCACATCGGTTCTTCGGGTTCGTATTCTTCCTCTTTTCTGGGGTCTTCCGTGTATGTAAATGCCATCACAACACCTTCCTGCAAATCTCCGCAGGGAAGCTCTCCCCGTTTAAGTACCAGCAGTTCCACCAAGGGTCATACTGCCATTCTCCGCTTTTCAGCAAAGGCTCGCCGTCCACACGGTTGATCTGCATCGTGCCTGTCCAGTTTTCCATTGCATTTCCCTCCTGTTTCTGTTATTCTGTAAATGAATAGTTATCTAGTCCCCGAAACGGTGCGCCAACACCCGTGGGGACGTTTTTATTTTTGCGCCGCACGTTCTCCCTCTCCTGTGCGCTCTGCAGCTGCTTCTGCATCGTCAGAAAGTTTTCGCAAAAACGTAACAGCCCTGTGATACTCCTCCAATACCAGATTTTCTATTTCAGTATCGGGCGCATCATCGTTTTTTACATTTTCCAGAAGTGTAGCAAGCCCCAACATCATTACTTGAAATGCAAGCTCGTTGTCACCTTCCGCATGAAAATTAAATTCATTGCTTATAACGCCTACTGTGATTTGAACATCATCTTTCTTCATTTTCTTTTTTCCTCCCTGCCATAAAACACATTTCCGATTGCAAGGGCAATCATCATGCCGGAAATCAGATAAAGCATCATCCTGCTGTCGGGATTCTCCAGAATCCATACTAAGCCGCACTGCGCCAGTAGCGTCCCGAAGAATACCACCGCCCACCGAATCAAGCCACGCCGCAGGTAGAAAAACTGCCGTTTCCATTTACTTTTCATAACTTAACCACCTCGCTCCCTTCCTCGAAAAACTGTCCGTATCTGAATGATTCTGTGTATTTTCCAAAATCCACCGTAAACACAAATGGATACATCCCTGTGACCGTTCCTGTTTTCTTATCTTTTTGCATTGGTCCTGTGCTGCTCTCTCGGAAACACACGATTTTCTTAATCTTTTTCCCGATATACAGCTTTCCTTCCAACGCCTGCTTCATTTCCTCCAGAGTTGCGCCGCTGCGCTTCATTCCGCCCTTCATTCCGCCACCCCTGTCTCCAGAGGAACGATGTTGTTCGGGTCGGACACATCGTAGCCCTCATACTTCCGCAGGAATTCCTCCACCGCTTCTCTGCGGCATTTCAGCTGCCCCAGCTTGAGAAACGGCAGCAGCCCCGCATCCTTCAGACCATATACTCTGGTCGCGTTGCATTTCAGAATCTGCGCAACTTCCTTTACTGTGTAAAGCATCGGCTCCATAAGAACACCTCTTTTCTTATCTTTCAGAATCTTCCATTTTCCGCCCATTTATGCTATAATTCTCTCGAAAAGGGGGCGATTTTATTATTGAGTGGCTAACTTCATTGAATTCAAATCCCATCTTTATTTTTGTTGTTTCACTTTCAAGTTTCCTCGGATTTATGCTATCTGTCTGGTTACTTATAAAATCTCACTCTATCAATAAAACCTTGAAAATAATATCTCAACAAGAGGTCTACAACACCAACAGCAAACTCTATGCTGATCGTTTTTCAGGTTTTAAAGAAAGTATCCTGATAGACGGTGACAACTCCAGCAGTTTATTCCATAGAATCTTAGAGGACATTTATCGCGTTGAGAAAGAATTTCACTCACTATTCTCTTTGCGAGAAAAATTGACTTTTTTATTACTAAAGCATGAGCTAAAAAAGAAAACCAAGAATACTGATAAAATATGTACGTATCTTGATTACTTTATTGGTCACTTGCGCATAAAGGAGGATCATCATGGCAAATATTGAAAACCTTATTCACTCTTTAATCCAAAGAACTAAAGATAAGAAGATTCTTTGGGAATATCTTGTGGGATTCCCAAAATTAAAAAACCTTTCAACCCATATTGCCACAGTAAATTCAGATTACTTTCTCGATCCGAATCATTTTGATATGGATCTTTCATTTTATGCAGAATACAAAGATGGTTACTTTGTTCTACTTAATGTCGAACCGGAAATTCTGCTATTTGCTTTTCCTACGCTAGATGCCCATGTAAAGGCTCCGCTAAACGCGCAATATCAATTCCAGACAGAATTGGTTAGATTGTCCAATTTAGCATCCAGACAGCACCCAAATGTAGAAGACTTTATCGATGAATTTCTTGCAGATAAAGACTAATTTTCATCCAAAAAGTCATCTATAAATTTCTCTACATCATTCCGAAAATCGATTTTAATCTCAAACCGTTCTTCAATTATTTTTGTAAGAACGGTTATTTTTTGTTCTATTTCGTTTATGCGTTCACTTGTCTGCTCCACTTCCCTCACCTCCCTCTTAGCTTGCGTCCTTATCTTTTTACTGGTCTTTCTTCGTTATTTTCGGGCAAAAAAATAAGCTGATTATATTTCACATCGTATGTATCCTCAATCTTTTTCAGAATCGGAATATCCGGATAAGTCTTTCCTTTTTCGTAGTTTGCCAAGGTTTCTACCGTAATTCCAATCAATTTCGCCGCATCTTTCTGTGTCAAGCCCTTGCTTACTCGGGCTGCTTTCAATGTAATTTTCAAAATTCTCACCCCTTTCATACTACGATAATAATACGCTTTATGCGTTTTGTCAATGCTAAAAGAGTAATTTTTTTATTTTTATCTTGATTTTTTTTTGTTTTTAGCGTATATTGTCATTAGAAAGGGAGTGAGCCTATGAGCGACCTCGGAAACAAAGCCATTATGGCTGAAAATATAAAATACTATATGGATTTAAATAATAAGTCAAGAAATGATATGTGTGAGGCTCTTGGATTCAAATACTCCACCTTTACTGATTGGGTAAATGGGAAAAAATACCCTCGCATTGATAAAATCGAAATGATAGCAAATTATTTTGGCATTGAAAAATCAGATTTAGTCGAAAAGCGAGATAAGTCCCTCCCCGAAGGTGCCATCCCCTACGTTCCCGAACCAATGGTAAACGTCCCTCTGGTCGGCTCTGTGAACTGTGGCACGCCGCTATTCGCCGAGGACAACATCGAAGGCTACATCCCCACCCCCGAATCTGACCTCCAGACAGGCGAAACCTACTTCTGGCTCAGGGCTAAGGGGGACAGCATGATAAACGCAGGCATCCATCATGGCGATTTGCTCCTGATCCGCCAACAGGCTGATGTGGATAATGGAGATATTGCCGTTGTTGCTGTCAATGGTGACGAGGCTACCCTGAAAAGAGTGAAAAAACAGGAAAATGCGCTGATTCTCCAACCCGAAAACCCCGCCTGCGAACCGAAAATCTTTGTTGGCAAGGATATGGAAAATATACATATCCGAGGTAGGCTGATGCAGCTTAGGAAGGAATTCTAAATAAAAAACTCCCCCTGTGATACTGCCATATCACAAGGGGAAAAGAAAGTCGTTGCCTAACAACCCTCCAAACAGAAAATATCACAATTCGTGAATATTGTCAAATTAAGGAGGGTAAATCATGAAGAAAGAAAAGCCAACAACAAAAACTTGTAAGCACTGCAAAACGGAAATGCCTATTGATGAAAAGGTATGCCCGAACTGCGGTAAAAAACAACCAAACGGTTGTCTCATTGCAATCATTGCTCTGGTAGTGGTTATTGTGATTCTCGCATTGCCTTTTGGCGGCAGTGATGACACAAAAGAACCTGATACCGAACCAACCAAGACTTCTAAAACAGATACAAAAACACCCAGCGAAGACGATATCCAAAAAGCTATTGAAGAAGATAGCACTATCTTTGATTTAGTTGAAACATCCGAAAACTTGACAAATACATTGCTGATTGCTGTTTCTAATACAGAATCGGGAACTACAACCACTCTCGATGTATATGACCTCTCCGGTCAAACAGAGCGTTCTCAGTACAATCTTTCGTCCCAACTCCCGAAGAAAGATGGTACAAATGATGAATATGTAGAGGCAGCAAAAAATTATATCCTAAACGGCATGATGATTGCAAGTGATATGCACTCTTACCTTGATAAAAACAAATTAGATGATTTGTCTGATTACAAAAAAAGAGTTGAAGCACAGCAAAACTACACCTTGTCCGTCGTTTCGGCAAGAATGGTATATCTTTCTGATGCAGGAGTGCCAGAAGATAAAATTAACGAAATTCTCGGAACAAATTCTGATACAGAATAAAATCTCCCCAAATAATACTACAGAAATAAAGAGCTTTATATGAGGAGAGTTTTTATGTTAGAAATAAAAGATTATATCCGCGATCGAGTGGATGACCAAATAACTTGGTATGATAAAAAATCACAAACAGCACAAAAACATTACAAGCGCATACAAATTATAGAAATAATTGCTTCTGCTGCTATTCCAATTATCGTACCATACGCTCAGTCTGGCAATGCAATTTCAATACTTGTTGCAATTCTGGGTGCGCTAATCGCAATTCTTGAGGCTGTTTGCCGCCTATATAAATATCACGAAAACTGGATTCAATATAGAACAACCGCTGAGCTATTAAAATATCATAAAAATCTATTTTTGACTCAGTCTGCTCCATATAACAATCAGGAAGAAACTGTTGAAAATGTTTTCGTTAGAAATATAGAAGCTATTATTTCATCAGAAAATAATACCTGGAAAGCATTAAACACAAACGCAAAACAGGAAGCGACCGAAACTTAATCATTCATAGGTTCATAGGTCTTTTCAAAAATATCTGGTTTACAAGGATATTGCTCTCCGTTCACACCAGTGATAATCCAATCACCAGGACTAGCTATCATATCCCCCTCCAGTGTCGAAATCACCATTTCAACCTTTGTTTGATATGCTTCGATAATAACAGGTTTTTTTCTAAACCTTGCTACCTGAGATTTGTTTTTGTTGTTATTGTTTTTTTCTTGATTATTCATAGTTTCACCACCATTTTAGAAAGGAGCTTTTTTATGACATACAATATTTTTATTAGCCATGCATGGAAGTATTCCGAACACTATAATAAAGTTGTCACTTGGCTTAACGAAGCTCAGGCAGAGGGTCAGTTCACTTGGAAAAATTATTCTGTACCCGAGCACAATCCTTTAATTGACCCAAATACATCTGCCGGAAAAACGACCTTAAAAAAAGAATTAAAAGAACAAATTTCTCCGGCTTCAAAAGTAATCGTTCTGGCTGGAATGTATGCAGCACACAGCGACTGGATTGAATTTGAAATCAATACTGCCGTTGATAAAAATAAATACATTATCGGCGTTAAACCTTGGAGCCAAGAACGTATACCTAACATTGTAACCAACAATTCCGATGTTATGGTTGGATGGAATAAGAAGTCTATCATTGATGCTATTCTAAATTCCTAATAATATTTTAGGACAATCCGACCTAAAACACAATACATAAACAGTCTCAGGTAGTTTCAATTTTAAAGCAAAAAAATCCCCTCTCCTGCGCCAACAGGAAAGAGGATTCTCATACGGCGGTATTTGTATAACCACCTACTCGCAATAGGATTATACCACGATACCGCCTTATTTTCTATACCTATTTTTCAATTAAGGAGGAATGCTTATGAAAGGCGGAACACGAAAACGTGGTAAAACATGGTCATATTATTTTGATACCGCTCAGGTCGGCGGCAAAAGAAAGAAAATCGAAAAAGGCGGATTCCGCACTAAAAAGGAAGCGGAAACGGCTCTGGCGAAGGCTATCGCAGAATATGAAAACTCCGGACAGGTCTTTCAGCCATCCACCATCAGCGTCAGTGATTATCTGGATTTCTGGTACGAGCAGTATTGCAAAATGAATCTCACAGAAAATACGCAGCAGACCTACGCAACGCTGATCCACAGGCACCTGAAACCGCAGTTCGGTGCGTATTATTTAAAAAGCCTACAGGCGGCAGCCATTCAGGAATACATAAACCAGCTAAAGGCGCAGGGCTATTCCAAAGCGACCATACGCTCTATCTTTGTTGTCCTCTCTACTGCGATAGATTATGCTGTTCAACCTTTGCAGTACGTCCGAGAGAATCCCTGTCGGTTTGTAAAGATAGGTACTGTCGCAAAGCCGGTCAGAGAGCGCATCGTGCTGACGGATGCAGAATTTGACCGCATCCGGAAACGCTTTCCCGTTGGTTCTCGCTACTATATTCCGCTTATGATTGGCTGGAACTGCGGGCTGCGTATCAATGAGTGCTTTGCCCTCACATGGGACGATGTTGATTTTGAAAACTGCACGTTGTCTGTAGAGCGTCAGCTTATCCGCAGGAACATCAACGGCAATCTGGGGTTCTCCCTCAAAGAACCAAAGTACAACTCCAAGCGGAAAATAAAATTCGGGGAATCCCTTTACCGAATCCTCAAGGCAGAGAAAAACCGACAGCTTAAAAACGAACTGAAATATGGCGAATTCTACACAGTATATCAGCTTGTCGATTTTACGGACGAAAAAGGAGCGCCTCGACAGCGAATTGTCGGCGCACAAAAAATTCTTTCCACAGGCGCGCGGCGAATCAATTTTATCTGCATTGATGAAAACGGAGAGCTGACAACCAAAAACAGCTTTGCCTATTGCCAGAGAGTCATCCGGCAGGAGCTTGGAATCAATTTTGATTATCACAGCCTGCGCCATACCCATGCCACAAAGCTGATTGAGGCAGGTGCCAACGTGAAGGCAGTTCAACAGCGGCTCGGGCACAAAAACATTGTAACCACAATGAATACCTACGTTCACCACACAGACGAAATGGCACAGACCGCAGCGGATTTATTTGAAAGCGTTGTAAATGGCTTGCCACCCAAATGAAATTTACGGTGGCAAATCGGTGGCAATGCCACCCACGCGGTATCGGTATAATCCTAGGTCAACTACACAAAGAGTATCACAGGAGGTAAAAAACATGAAGAAAATCGAAGGCTTATATCGCAGCTACTGCCACGAAAGAGAACTGGAAATGCAGGAGTACCACACAGGAGGGAACAGGATGAAAGAATTGCAGGAATTTTTGAAAAGCAAGCTCAATGCGGAAGATTATTTCACTGCGGAAGAATTGCTGAATGATTTGATTGCCGAGACGGAAGAAAAAGGCTTTGCCGCAGGTGCCAAATACACCGCCGGTCTTGGGAAGGAATTGTTTGCTGAATAAAAAGAAGGGGCGGAGTAATCCGCCCTTTCTATTATTTTTAATATGGTTCTGTCATCAAGCCATATTTCATTCTTCCAATAGAATCCGTCAGCTTAAGAATTGTAATACCGACACTATCAATAACTTTTACATACGCCTCTGCATCTTCTTGCGAAATATAACGATTCAATCCTTTCATAAGGGCATCCAATGCATCCATATTTTTTCGTACTTTGGCAAATATTTTTTGATACTCCGGATTCCTGGGAATATCTACCACCTGTCGCCTTTCCGGCTTTTCCTTTTGCGCCACTCTGGTACGGAAATAATGGTTGACCAATTCTCTTTGTACCGACCAAGCCAAATCATCCGTAAAGGATTTGACCAGCATAAGGTAGCCCGTTTCTGTTATCAAATGCAACTCGTTAATTTTACGACCGACGAAATTCGTCGCTTGTTTATAATCCCTTAGCGCATCCCCTATCAAAACAAAATAATCTGTTCCCTCTATAAATCTTTTTCTGTTTTCTCTAAAGTTTCTGGATGCAGTTCCGACCGCCCTTTGATGAACAGTATCAATATCGGCAAATGTTACCACTCTCTGCCCTGCATATTCTTTTATGCAAAGTTTCTTTTCTGCAATCGTTAATTCCATTTTAGTCCCTCCTTGATTTTCAGCCTTACTGTTGTTATAATCAAGGTAACCAGTGGTAAGGCTCACTGGCTACCCTCTGCCTTACAGGGGATGAGTAGCTATCTATTTGCGGTAGGAGCTACTCATTTTTTATTTGTTGATGTATTCGATGCATTCAACAATCTGCTTGTCATTAAACCCGTTGGCTTTTAACCATTCAATCAATCTGACTATTTGGCTTGCTGTCATTTCCATTTCCTCACTTCCTTTCCTAAGAGGTTGTTTCCTCTGCCTTACAATGATAGTATATCAAATACTGCGTACGTTGTATATTGACATTTCGCACAAACTTCGTACGTTGTTTTTGTTAAAATATACTATGTACGTTGTAGCATTTATATGATATAATCATATCGTAGGGTGGAGAAGGGAGGTTTTTATGGAATACTCCGAAAGCAAGAAAAAATACAATCTTGAATATGCTAAAAAGAAATTAAAACGTATCCCTCTTGATGTCCAAGTGGAAAAATATGAGGAAATCAAAACCGCTGCCGCAACATCAGGCGAAACTATCAACGGCTATATTAAAAAAGCCATTGATGAACGGATGCAACGGGATAAAGGTAATCAGTAAAATTTTGCCCCTCTTTCGAGGGGCTTTTTCAGTAAAAATTTAATCAAATTCTATTTAAATTTAATCAAACTCTATTTATTTTCGCTTAAACTTTCAAAATTCTATAGAATTACTGTAAGTATACTTATCATTTCTTCGTCAACACCGCAACGCTGCCCTTACTGGTAACATTATACCCGATAGCATCCGCCACATCCCGAATTTTGATATAATTTGTTCCATCCTTCAGGATCCGTTCCACCGTATACTCCTTCCCATTGATAATCATTTTGCATTTTTCTACCACTTCATCATCCCTCATTTCGTATTGAAATACATCCTCGACCAACAGCCAATGCGTGAATTTATTGCACCGCAGGGGGACTTCTCGCACGCCGTAAGCCGATCCATCCGCCGCCACATAATACGGATGTCCATTCTTCATGCCGGTATAAACCCCGATATGCCCCTGCATCCAGACCAACGCCCCTATGGGTGCTTTTTCGATGGTGGAAATGGGGTTGATTTTGGTTGCCCTTGCCTTCCACTGTCCCGAACCCAGCGTCACGCCGCACGCCCACGAAATCAGTCCGCTGCAATCCACACAGACCTTGCCGATTTTATCCCTATCGCTCAGCCAGACCATTTTCCCGTAGGTGTTTTTCAGAAATTTATAGTTCTGCTCCGTCATAACCTTGCCCTTCATGCCGTAAACATACGGCGTGCCGATTTTGGATCGGCAGAAGTCTACCAATTCTTTACCTGTCATTTTTTTCGCCATATAATCACCCCTTTACAAGCTCTCTGACCGTTTCATTTTCCTTCAGCAGCTTTCGCATTTCCTCCAGTGCCTCATCCACCCACAGAGAGAAGGTGTCGAAGGATACCGCCATAGCCAATGCAGGAAACCGCTGGATGAATAAATCGTAGGTCTGCCGCAGCTTCAGCTTGCCTGTGCCGCTGCCTAATTCCGCTTCTGCCTGCGTGACCGCCCACAGCAGCCATTCCTTTACCCTTTCCCTCTGCTCGGATGTTGGCATTTTCAGAAACCGCCCGATGCACACACCGACCATCCCTGCAACCGCCATCAGCGCAACCACCAAATACCAATTTTCCATTAAAAACATTGTTCTTTCCTCCTTCTTTCTTTTATATAAAAAGCGCCCGATTTCTCGAACGCTCTTTCTGCTTATGCGCTTGCCTTCAAAAACAGCAATCTGAATGTTTCTCTCCCTTTTGGGGTAATCAAGGTCTGCGTGCTTGCAAAGCCCGTTTTCTCATTGGGAAATTCCTTTACTTCAAACAGACCGTTGTTTTTATCGGCATAAGGCTGAATCTTCCCTCTCTTGTCCCGATAAATAAATTTCTTTTCCAGCAGGAATCTGATAAACTCCTTTTCCTTAACCTGCAGCTGCTTTGCCGTTTCTCTGAAATTCGTCAGCAGATTTCTGTCAATCAATTCGTCGAAATAGTCCGCTTTCGGTTTCATAATCTGGTTATCGACCGTCAGCGAAGAATTGACCGCCTGCAACGCCTTATTCTTGTCCTGCTCATCCTTCAGAGCCGTACACAGCTTAATCATCATATCGGGGTTCAAAATTGCCTGCTCCAGTGTTTCAGGGGTCATGTATGCCCCATGCTTACGGATAGAAGGCAGTACCTCAGATGTAACCCACTTGCGGAAAGGCTTTGCTTCTGGCTTGTCACTGCGGAGAATGACGTTGTATAAGCCGCTTTCGTTGATACAAAGCATTTCTAATGTTTTGTTCCTGCTCTGTGGGTGGGGCAAGTCAAATCTACCCACCTCGTCATCTTCTAATCTCTTTGGCAAATCTTTGTGATTTTCGATATTCAGCACATCACATACATCTTTCAGCACCCACCAAGGTTCGCCGTCCTTCTGTATGGTTCTGACCTCGTTGCCGTTGTAGTTAAAAACCTGTAAATTATTCATACTTTCACAACCCTTCTTTCTCGAACGCTCTTAATCACTTCAACAATTTCACCGCAAAGCTGCTGAATTTTTTCCATTTCCTCACGCTTTGCATAATTTGTTATTTCAGAGGATATTGTCAAATATTTTTCATCAAATTTAATCAGCATATTAAAACCTCCCTTTAAATCATCTTGCTTACCAAAGTTACCAGTGCCAAAACCAAGCCCATCAAAAAGATAAAATGTACCATTAGCTTAAAAATATCTTTTTTCATATTGCACCGTTGGAGTTTTTCATGTATTATTACTGATAGAAGGTTGGGGCTTTCGCCCCTCCCTCTATGTAATGAGTTTGATTAGGATTAAAACCCATCCTACCAATGAGATTATCCTAATCATGAGCTTTTCAAGCTGTTCCACCAGCTTGATTAGCTCTTTTATTTTGTCCTCCAACGTGTCACCTCCTTTCTATGTCTATATAATACACTATAAAGTGTCTTTTGTCAACTATTTATTGCAACTTTTTAATGTATTTCGCAAAAAATATTTGACTTTAGAAACTATTTAATGTATTATCATTATAGAAAGGAAGTGATTTTATGCCAATCTCTATGGGAGAAAAGATAAAGATTGTCTTAAAGCGTCGCAATATTACTACTACAGAACTTGCAGAAAAAATCGGAACTTCTCGCCAAAATTTAACTAATAAATTCAAACGAGATAATTTTTCCGAAAAAGAAATTCTGCAAATCGCTCAGGCTTTGGATTGCACTTTTGAAGGTACTCTTATCCTAAATGACTCTGGGGAAGTGATTTAAGCAAATCATATCTTTAAGACCGCCCCTCGCGGTCTTTTTTCATTCCTCCTTCTCCCTTCCTTCCGCTCGCCGTTTCCTACGTTCCTCCGCCCTGCGTTCTGCCTGCTCCACGCCCTTATCGTACAGCTTCATCAGCCCACAGATGCCTAATTCCGTACCGAACAGCAACAGCGCAGACGATACGATGGATGAAATGTCAACGCAGAAACACGCCAAGATAATACCCACAACAACAACGCACACACAAAACGATAGGGACAAAACCACAATCGTTGTCATGGTATCGTTATTGATTTTAAAACGAATCCTTCTGCGTTTTTTCATCATAAACCGCCGCCATTCAGCAGGAACCCGATTGCCGCACCGACAACCACCGCAATCGCCTTATCAATCAGTCCATCCCAACGCTTTGCCGGCTTGGAAACCAGCTGCTTCACATCGTCCTTGATTTCCCCGACATCTGTTTTGATATGCTCCTGCTCGTTCTGCAGAACTGAAAACGCCTTCGTCAATCCGTCAAGGTTGTCCTGCCGCTTCTCCATGCGGTCAATGCGCTTGTGTGCGCTTTTCGTGCTGTCCAGTGCCTCCTGCACCATTTTTTCTATTGCTTCCATGCTGTCATCCCCTTTCTCAACTCTGCACCTGTGTCGCTGTGACATGGTGCGGATTGTTGAAATCGTTCAAGTGCTGTTGGAGCAGCGTCATAACCGATGCCGCATTGATGTACGCAGAGGATGCCAGAGAGCCGCTTTTCACGCCGCTGGTAACGGCTGCGGCAAGCGTGGGAATGAAATCCCCCAATTCCACATCGTTGTACTGTTCTAACAGGCAATCCCATTCATACGATATAACCTTCGCCTGTTTTTGAAAGCCCATTTTGGTATTGGTAACCGTTACCATATCCCCCAAAAAGACCTCCTCCAGAACGGCATACTCCCGATACTCCACCGTCTTTTCCAGTGCCACAAAATCCACCTTAATATTGATGCTTGGAATATCGCAGCCCTCATCCAACAGCTTTTGTCCCTCTGCCTGCACCTCGGAAATGCTCTTGTTTTCCTCTGTCAGCGTGTGGATTTTCGGGTAGATATAATCGTTGATATGGGGGCTGTCAAGCGTTGCGGAGCCGTTCTTGCCGTAGCAGACAATACGTGTTTTTACATTGGATTCATCCTCTGTAACCTCAAGCCCGACAAGGTTTTTGCCATAGCGGATAGAAACGCCCCTGTCCTGCCCCAGAGCCGCCTTGAGGGACACCCGAAAGCCATCCCGCAGCAGCTCGCCGCCGTAGCCCTTGACAAACGATGTGGTTTCGTCATCGTCCGATAACAACGCCTGTACGGGATTCATGCGCCCCGTAGCCATTGTGCCTGTCAGTGAAATATCCGTATCAAAGGAAAAGGGCATGGGATAGGCAAACGCCGCCTGTAATGCCGCCAGAGCCGCCGTAGCCGTACCGCTGTAGCTGATTGGTTCGCACTGGTTGTCCAGCAGGTCATAAAAAATATGTCGCGCGTTGACCGCAATCTCCTTCATGGTTGGTTTGACGTAGTAAATGCGGAACGGCTGCATCCCTCTTGGCGTGGAGGCGTAGAGAATCCGCCCCCGTTCAATGCGTTTCCACTTGCCGCCCTCATCGTAGGGGTGCTTCAGCTCCAGTTCATACGCCCCGTTTAATTCCTCCGTTACAATACAAGAGCCGGGAACCAATGTCCCCAGCCCGATTGTGTCAAATGTCTTTGCCGTTTTTTCGTGAATGGTAATCATAACATCACTCCATCATTCCAACCAATTCCTGATACTGCTCCTCTGTGATGCGGTTCGCCATCAGAAATACGTCTAATTTGTTCAGCATATCCTCTTTGTCGTATGCACCTCTGCTAATCAGTTTTTTCAGTCTTGCGTATGTCATAATTATCTACTCCTTTCAAATTTCCAGTTCCTTCATGCAGACCAAATAGTCTACATTGATTGCTGTGTCTAAAATT